TTTTCTTTTATTATTACTATCGTCGACCAATTTAATTATTGAATTGATTGTGTATCTTACTCCCTCGCTTGTTTTATTTGTCTTGATTGCGATTTGGTGTAAAGACAATCCTTCACTTCTTAATTTGAATATTCTACGAATATCTTTTAATCGAGTATCAAATGCTTTCATTTTTGTTATTGTTAATTTATATACTTTTATTATAATCTTTCAAAAAGTTTTGTCAAGAGTTAAAAAGGTATATCTTCTAAACGGATTTCTTTTTGTGGTTCAAATACTGACATATCATATTCAACATCCATTTCTTCTGCTTCTTCTCTTTTATTAAAGAGTTCGTCAATTGAGTTTACCTCTTTATTATATCTATTCTTAATATAAGATAGAACGTCGTCGTCTTGTAATTCCTTAGTAGATTCTTCAACTACCGTTTCTGGAACTATAACCTCTTCATGAGCAGCTAAACTAGCCTCATGCTTGTCTAACAATTCTTGCTCAATTTGTTGAGTAGATTTTTGTTCGGACTCTCCCAAGTCCCTTACTGTGAAATTTTCCATTTGATTTGATTTTAATTATTTTTTTGCAAAGTTAGTTATTTATCTTGGTTCAAATTGAGCTAAATCGAAGCCGTCCATGGAGTCCTCATTACTCTCGAAATCAACAGGAGGTAGATTATTCTTTCTTTGATCTATAAGTTTAGATTGCTGAGTGTTTTGTAAACTTACTCGTTTATCTTTAGCTTTCTCTTTCATGTCGTCCTTAGTCTTCAATGCCTCAGCATCTATTCCTTTTAACTGCATATTAAAATTAAACTCTTGTTGCATTAACTGTAGTTTTAATTGAGCCTCATTTTTTAAGTACTCAATATTGTACGCAACCTCAGCCTGTTTAATCTGCATCTTAGATTCTGTCTCAGCTTGAATAGCCTGCATAGCATTTTGAGCAGCGGCTTGTTGAGATTGCATTTGAATCTGACCCTGCATTTGTTGCTTAGCCTGTTCGTTCTTTTGAATCTGCTCTTCTTTCTTCTTACGTTTAAGTTTAAGAAGTTGATTAGCTAATTTAAGATTTCGCATGTCTCTAATATCGATAGCGTCTTCTAAATAAATAGAATCACGAGATAGTGCCATTTGAATGTTTTGTTCTAACTGAGCCTTCTGTTCTTCGTCTGGAGATACTTCAATGAATATTCCAAAGTTATAAATATACAGATCCTTAATTTCCTCTAATATACCTACATTGTATTTACCGATCTGCATTATGAATTCATCCTTAAAGTCAGAATATTCTAATACGTCAGAAACTCTATAAGAAATAGCCTCAGATAATGTTCTTGTAATGTATAAGCTAGACTCTAGTACGTGTCTTGTAGCTGTGTTTGAATTTAAAGCAGCTAATTTCTGTACACCAACTAAAGAATCAGGATCAGGTTTAGAACCATCTCTAGCTTCGTTTAGTCCAGTAACATCTCTAATCATACTTAGGTAATGATTATAACTACCAATAAGTGCAGATATTTTAGCTTGTCCACTATTTGCGTTTAATTCTTGAATAGGAATTCTAGCATTATTAAACTCTCCGTCTTGAGTATATGATCTACCAATTACAGATCCTGTCTGGAAGTACAATCTTAATGCATCCTCTGGATTATATGCTGCTCCTGTACCGAGATCAACCTCGTTAATACCATCCGCATCAATAAATACCCCATCAGGAACTACTTTAGATAATACTTGTTGTAATTTAAGGTGAGTTAATTGAATTAAATCTGCAAATGGAATCATACGTCTAACTAAAGACTCAATGTTTCCTTTATACATTCTTGGAGATACAGCAATATAATTAGACATAGCATGCTGAGTAGCAGACTTAGGTCTAACCATGTTTCTTGATAATTCCCACTTAAGCATTAGCTTAGTTCCCATTACCATAATACCATCATACCAAACGTCAATAGTTTTCTCAATCTTTTCAAAGTTTCCTTCGTCCATCATATCCTGTGGAGGATTAAACTCGTCATCTTTTTCAATGATCTTAACTGTACCGTCAGGCATAGTTTTTTTCTTATAAACTATTTTCTTAGTAGTCTTATAATTAAAGTATAAAAGAGTAGCTGTATCTCTATGGAATAAACTATTGTTATAGAACTGAGCTACATTATAATAGTTGTACCATGATTGGCTATATTTTGATATTTCTTCTAATTGATCATTTGTAAGTGTCTGATCAATCTTAACTAGTTCAGTAACAGGGATAGTTTTAATTTCTCCCCAATAGAAGCAGTCTTTATAGTTTAAATCTTCTGAATAACTATGCACAACATTAGCTGGATCCACATACTCTACTCTAATACCATCACCTGGTAAGAACATATGTTTAACCATTCCAATACCGAGAGTAACGATATCATAATCTACTCTCTTTCTAATATCCATGTACTTATTATTATCAAGTACTGTGTTTATAGCTTCTTCTTCAGCGATCTCTATCGCAGGCTTGTAATTAAGTTGCATGTATAATGATAATTCCTCATCATTAGCTGGTAGTTCATCTGGATTAGTATCAAAAGCATCAACTCCAAATTGGTCTTTTACTTGAAGCAGCATGTCTTTAGACACCATATCGGCTTGTATCATGTTCTGAAACTTAGATCTTTTATCAGTAGACATAGCATCTTGAGCATATGCTTTTACTGAGAATAATCTATCGTTCATTCCATTAACTACAATATCTACAAATTTAGGGATAATAGGAACAGGTGTCCAGTCAAGATTCATGTGAGATAAATCACCATCAACTGACATTTCATTTTTATACTTAGCTACAGACTGTTCACCCCTAGCATATAATCTTAATTTATGAAATTCAGCCCATTGATCATAAAACCTAGATCTTTGACGATCCTTTCTAAACCACTCATATTGTATGGCTTGACCAATCTGAAGTCCATACTCATATGTCTTTTTTACCTTGTCAGATGCAAAAGATGTTGGAAATCCCATAGGATCTATAGTAACTGCTACGTCTTTCATTTATCTTAAATATGTTTCATCTATCTAATTAACTCACTCGTATTTCCAGAGTTGTTATACTTGGCAAAGGTAATGCTTATTTTTGATTCTTTTTTTGGTGCTTGGTATATGTTCTTTTGTGTAGCCATAATAGCTAATCCAGAACTAATTGCCGCATCAAACTTTGTTCTATTATTTATATCAAATTTAGCCCACTCCTCAATAGTTCTAGTAAAGTACATATCTCCCATCTCATCAGAGTCACGATACGTTTCTTCTAAATCAAGCCCTACATACTTTTCAATGTACGATTCAATAGCAGCCGCGTGAGACTGCTTAACGTCCTCAGATGAGTTAGGAATTCCACCTAGTTCTTTCTCTGTCTTAGACAGCTTGGTAATATGCTTGTCTGGCCTGTTCATTGAAAACCCTCTATAGCCTCTATTTTTAAAGTGGTATAATAACCTTGGTTTATTATTCTCTACAAGAATAGGCATACCATAAAATATACAGGCCATCAATACCTCTTCAAAGAATATCTCCGCTGTCTGCGGACGAGCAATATATTCTAAAAAGAAATGATTACTAGGAGCGTTATCCATGTTGAACTTTGTTAGTCCATGTAAAGATCCATTAGAGCCACCTCCTCCAACTGTTCCAGATATATCATATGGATCACACCCAAACGCTCCTATGTGATCATTACCTGGATATTTCATCCCGTTTTTATAAATAACACTATTTTGTAGTACCTGGCTTGGTATCCACGAAACTAAGAATCTGCCCCTAGGATCTGGAGTCCATACCACCTTAGAGTCTTTAACGCCATCTTTCCAATGAAACGATCCTCTAGTCAGTACTCTATCTCTAATTAAAGAGTCATTATAGTCTATTTGCTGATAGATTTTTGTTAAATTGAATATTGACGACTTTGATTCATCTCTAAACGCGTGAGACTCTGTTCTAGAGAACTGTCTATAGAACTCATTCAAAGCATCCGCGTCATTCTTTAAAGACGCAACCTCATTCTCCCAATAATCAATAGCACCATTCTTTATCTCTCTTCCATCAATACCTATTACTGGCTTTTCAGGTTTTCTAAATACTGGCATTCCGTATCTGTCAATATATCCCTCAAAGTTCCATTCCATTGGAATATAAAGAGAGTACATTCCAGACTTTGTCTGACCATTGTCATTACGAGTCCTTACGTTTGATTCTTCGTATAATTTCTTAAAGTTTCCGCCTCCTTTAGCCAAAGCATTAGGTGTTGATCCCATAAGACATTTTCCAACAATTTTACTACCTAAACGAAGACATGTTTTTGTTACACGCCAGTTATTTAAAATATTATCTGGCTTCTCCCATTTTCCTGATTCGTCATGAACGAGTAGTTTAAGTTTTTCCCCATCATAACTATTATCTCCAGTATTCTTCCAGTCAATTGTTGTGTCAAGTCCTTCTATCTCAGACTCAGCATCTTCATACATATTCTTCTTAGTAATCTTAGATGATGGTACACGAAACGCAAGCTCTGTCTTAGGCTTGTCCATACCGTCCTGGATAGGCTTGAAGAAAAACGGGTAGTTACTAATAATCGGAACTACCTTGTCAGTAAACATCTTCTTGGCATCATTACCAGTCTTTGATAGGATCCCAAGTCTTGCATCCTTTGCAAGAGTTCCTATATTAGATAATTCTTCGGATCCCATAAATGAAAATCCAGAACGTCTAATCTTTAGGTATACCATTCCAAAGCATCTATCATCAGCCTTACACGCCTCCCAATAAATATAAAATATACGGTTAGCTTCCCGATAATCAGGAAGACCAACGTCAATCTTAGTCCATTGAAGATACATATAATGAGATCCAGTCATATACGTTTCTACTCCATTATTCATGAAGAAGAATCCGTTTTCTCTTCTATCAAACTCTCCCTCAATATAGTCAACCCATTTAGACTTAAAGTCTTTAGGCATTGTACTCCATTGAAATATTGATTTAATCTTAGATAATTCTTTAGGATATTCAGCTGGCTCCCAGTACTGAAGTT